CCTCTTTGAAGTTATGCTCTGTAGCTGAGAAAGGATAACAGGATGGTTACGTATCAAGTAAAAGTGTACTCTGATGGTACCAAAGTGTGGTACCTCTACGGTCAGCGTCACCGTGAAGATGGACCTGCTATTGAGCGTGGTGATGGTACCAAAATGTGGTACCTCAACGGCTGTAAAGTAACTAGAGAGGAGCATGCTAAGCGTACCTCTAAGGTTAAGTCGCTAACGGTAAAACAGATTTCCAATCTGTTGGGGTATGAAGTTGCCATCATAAAAGGATAGCAAGCCATGAATTTAACACGTGGGCCGCCTTTCCTGTGGGTGTAAAGCAGGATAAGCCTGGGTATGCTTCGTAAAGACCCACAACCAGCAAACAGAGTTTGCTACACTTAGAAAGAAGACTAAATGTTTACGTTCAAGACTGTTGTTACCCGCCACAAGCGTCCCAATCTCACTGTGTCCTCGTCGAGTGACGTAGCCGGTCGCGTTACCATTGCTAAGCAAGGAAAGAACGATCCTTCTCTGGTAGAGATCACGTTGAACTCTCCAAGTGAAGTTGATGCTCTCATTGAGGCGCTTCAGGCTGGTCGTCGTATGATTAACTTGATTAGCTAACTTCTAAAGGTGGTATGTGCAGAGCTAAAGGTCCACTGAACAGCACGTAATGGGACACACTAGCTCTAGGGCATACCACCCTCCTCTTCTTAGGAAGTCCATTATGGATGTATATGAGATCATTATCTTTGGTGATGGTACCAAAGAGTGGTACCTCAACGGTGAGGCTCACCGTGAAGGTGGACCTGCTGTTGAGCGTGGTGATGGTACCAAAGAGTGGTACCTTAACGGTAAGCGTCACCGTGAAGATGGACCTGCTGTTGAGCGTGGTGATGGTACCAAAGTGTGGTACCTCAACGACAAGCGTCACCGTGAAGATGGTCCTGCTTACGAATGCTTTGATGGTTCCAAAGAGTGGTACCTTAACGGTAAGCGTCACCGTGAAGATGGACCTGCTGTTGAGTACTCTGATGGTACCAAAATGTGGTACCTCAACGGTAAGCGTCACCGTGAAGATGGATCTGCTGTTGAGTACTCTGATGGTACCAAAATGTGGTACCTCAACGGCTCTGAAGTAACTAAAGAGGAGCACGTTAACTCAAGGAAGGACATAGTATGAATCAAAGAACAGAAGCTCTTTGTACTCTTTTCGACCTTTTCACCTTTGCAATCTTCCGTGTAGCTATCTTAGTAGCTATACTTAAGTATATCGTATCGTAAGGAACAATAAAATGGCCTACTTCATAGCTACTCACAACTCAGAACCTCAGCAGTTAAAAGTAAGAGCCAACTCAGCAAGGGATGCTCTTACTTTGCTAGAGTACGAAGTTACCTTCATCCGAAAATGGAGTAAAGGCTCGTACAAAGTTCTTCGGGAACAAGACCCGTACTCGGACTGGACAAACACTCATCCTCTTAGAGCCACTTCAGAAGGCTCTCCTATCCCACCAATACCAGGTAGGCGCGCCGTCCAAGAAGGAAGGTACTGGTTCCCCACAATAGGTGACGATGGCGCTATCACGTTTGTTCCTGACTGGAAGTATGGAGAAGATTACCTCTCTGTGTCGATGTCACCGGGTAAGTTCCTACAAAAGTACTATCCTTTTCTGTCTTCTAAGGAAGTTGAGGATTGGATAGCAAACTGTAGGAACTCTAGTGTATCACTAGAGATTCTTAGTGATCCTTCTGCAATAGCAGAAGCATACGTCAATGGTCCACGGTCCTGCATGAGCCACTCTGCCGCGTCTTACGACTTACCAATACACCCTTCAGAAGCATACGGAGCACCGGGAGATTTGCAGCTTGCTATTCTGAAACACCGTGGTCTCGTTAAAGGGCGTGCCTTGGTGTGGCCGGAGCGTAAGTACCATGGCCGGGTGTATGGTATGGTTACTGAGCTTACACAGATGCTTAACGCAGCAGGGTACACTCGTCATCACTTCAATGGTGCTCGTATTCGTAAGATTAAGCATAAGGACTACGATGAAGGTGTCTATTTGTTGCCGTGGATAGATGATTCAAATTCATCTCAGCATTTACTAAAGCACCATGATGATAACTTCTTTGTTCTTCATGACAAAGGAAGTATGATTGCGAACTCCACACGTGGTGTTATTTACGTCCGAGGGTTCCACGAGTGTATCCACTGCCATGGGTTATTTAACATTAGAGAAGGTGAATCTTGCAACACCTGTCGTGAATTGCTTAGACCGTGTGAAGTCTGCGGTGAGATTCACACTGAAGAACATCCTTTAAGGAGAGACATGATAGTGCTTGGAAGATATGGCTCCTACTCTCCTAACCTTCATGAAGAATGCCTTCTGTCGTTAGATATGTGCGACCACAGTGGGTATCGGTGTATGCCTAACCAATCCTTGGTTATAGAGTACAAGGATGGGAAGAATACCTATCATGCCGGTAGAATCTCTAAGCAGTACTTAAGTACGGTCTTCGGTTTACGCCGCCACCGCAGTGTAACCAATGGTATCCTTAGGATTTCCAAAAAGGAAAGGGAGAGTAAATTTGCAAGGTATCTCTTAACTGTATCACACCAACTCGCTGCCAACGTGTAGTACAAGGAAAGCACAATGTCAAACTTCAAACCACCAACCTCTCAAGCTAAGGTTCCTACTAAGGTATACACACCGTGGGTGCCTCCAGTAGTGCCACGTCCACCATGGATACGAGAGCCTTTGTCGCAAGAAGAACTGTTATCTCCTTCTTTGAGTAAGCTCTTTAGCATGTTTCAGTACATGCGACCCCACGGTAGTGATGCAGAAGCAGCCTTCGTTAAGCGATTCATTGATGTAATCCCTGGTGTAACTAAGGATACCTTTGGTAATCGCTTTGTTGATGTAAAGAATGAGGATGGCAATAACTCACGTGTGTTGTGGTCTTCTCATGTAGATACTGTTCACAAGAAGAGTGGTGCTCAGAAGATACGTTGTTCTAATAACTACATCACTCTATCAGACAAAGAGACTGAGGCTACATGCCTTGGTGCTGACGATACTTCAGGCGTATGGCTTATGCTTGAGATGATAGAGGCTAAGGTGCCTGGACTGTACGTGTTCCATCGTGGAGAGGAACGTGGTGGACTAGGCTCTGCTCGTGTAGCTTCAGAGCAGGTGGAACTCCTCAAGCAGTATCGCTATGCAATAGCCTTTGATCGTAAGGGATACTCTAGTATCATCACAAGCCAAGGTATCCCAACAGCATCCGATGAGTTTGCTGAAGAGCTTGGGTTATCCATTGGGCTGCCTCTATTCAAGGATGATACTGGTTCCTTTACTGATACCGCACACTACACCCACCTCATTAGTGAGTGTACTAACGTATCAACAGGGTGCTTCAACTGTCACTCCAAGAGTGAGAAGCAAGACATACGGTATCTCTTTCAACTGAGGGATGCCATGGTCTATCGTTTCAAGGAAGCTGATCTTCATTACTACCGCGACCCCGCTGACGTGTGGGCATCTAAAGCCAAAGGCTCCAAGGTACAAGGCAAGGTACTGAAGACACGCTCAACAGGGAACTCATTCATAGACTTCGATGACATGATCTTTGATGAGAACGACATTGCTGAGTTGTGCCGTAAGCATCCTGCTGCTGTAGCTGCCTTCATGGTCAACGACCTAGGTGTAACCTTCGATGAAGTTAACGATTATGTCTACATGGAGACAGTAAGGAAGGTTTTCTGAATGAAGTGCTTTGTAGTACTACTCTGTTCAACAGCCGCGGGGATCTGTTTAGCTGGTGCAATACTAGCTGATAGTCAAGGGCTCACATTACTCTACGCAGCACTTGTTGGCCTAAATATAGGAAACATTTTAATGGCACTCTCAAGTGATGACTGAGAACCCACACCAACCGTGTCCATACTGTGGAAGCAGTGATGCATACTCAATCAATAGTGACACAGGTATGTACCATTGCTTCTCCTGTGGGGCTAAGCCCTCTACTCATGGCTCAAAGGGAAACAAGTTGACAACTACACAGGATACATCGGCTACACTAACAGATACCTACACAGAATACAGAGGGATTAAGCCACGGACACTACAGTTTTATGGTGTGAAAGATCTTACGAAGGACGGCAAGGTGGTAGGACAAGGCTACCCATACGCCGATGGGGTTAAGTACCGTGTGTTTCCTAAGACATTCCGTACCACTCCAAACTTTAAGAGCGATACTCTTTGTGGCTTAGACAAGTTTAGTGGAGGTTCTGAGATTCTATTGACAGAGGGGGAGGTTGACATGCTCTCAGCCTTTCAGATGCTCAACGGGCAGACACCTTGTGTATCGCTACCCTCTGCTACTCCCTCTCGGTTATTGTGGGCTAACCAGAAAGTAATGGACACACTGGGTTCATTCAGTAGAATCTACTGCTCATTTGATTCCGACGGTAAGTCAGACCATATCATTGAGAAGCTTATAAGCATCTTCCCTAACCAAGTGTACGCCTTGAATCACGGAAGGTACAAGGATGCTAACGAGTTTCTTGTAGCTAACGCTAAGGAATCATACGTATCTGCTAAGCGTAATGCTCGTAAAGTAATGCCCAAGTTCTTAGCAAATACTGCCGAGGACTTCCTAAGTATTATTCGAGAAGATACAAGTGATACTCCTATTCCGACTGGCCATACAGAGTTAGACTCACACCTTGAGGGTTTGTTCAGAGGACATATGTATGTACTCCAAGCGCCTGAAGGTACGGGTAAGACTGAGATTGTAAGGTCTATCGAAGCACATATACTACAACACCACCCTGAGGTTCCTATCGCAGTGATGCACCTTGAAGAGTCAGAGCAACGATACCTCCTTGGGTTAGCTTCTTACATACTCCAAACAGATGTAACCCGGAAGTCTATTATTCCCGCTGAGGTATGGCCTGAGGTCGAGAAGGTTATCACTGATATAGGAGAAGCTGGGAATCTATACCTATTCCAGATGAGTGAGAGTGAAGACCCTGCTTCTATTGTGGATCGTATAAGGTACATGGCAGCAGGGCTTGGAGTACAGTACGTATTCTTTGAACCAATACAAGACCTTTCTGTGAACCGCGCTGATGGTGTCACTGAGGAGCAGTTCCTTAGTTTCCTATCCACCAAGTTAGCCCTCCTTGCCAAGGAACTTAAGATAGGTATCATCACAGTGGCACACGAGAATGACGATGGGAAGGTCCGCTCTTCCCGTATGATTTCTAAGAAGGCTTCTGTAGTGTTACGTGCAGTACGCGACAAGGATGGGCCTGAAGAGGAGAAGAACATAGTCAAGCTTGTACTAGAGAAGAACAGACCTACATCATACCGTGGTCCTGCTGGGTCTCTCCACTTCGACATCGATTCATTCACACTTAAGGAAGTATAGCATGCCAGACATGGTACTTAGATACTCAGAAGAAGATGTACGTGCAATCATCCAACAGAATGCTGAGGCTATACTTGGTCATTCCGTCCACGAAGATAACGTGACAATGGGTGACGTTGAAGGATCATGGGAAGTATCAGTAGAAACTACAACAAAAGGAGAGAACTAATGAACATAGAATTCCGACATTGCGTCACAGCTAGCGATCTCCATGCAGGCATACGTGTTATTAAAAGGTACCGACGAGAGACTAACCAGCAGGTTGGCTGCAAAGAAGCATACTTTTTTAGAGATGTGCAACAGGGTGACACTAGCGTTGAAGACGTGTGTCGTGTGTTCAAAGTCTATAGCTCAAAGACTGGCAAGATAATCTGTATCAACTGGACAAACCCCTCAAAATGAAAGGACCGTAATAATGTATACTCCACTTGAAACTGGGCTGATATGGGCTATCTCTATCTCTCTTTGGTGTCTAATTCTTTGGGGTATCACATCAATAGTGGGATTGTTCTGATGTTTTACTCGCAGATAGGAAGATACCGTGAAGGGTATGACGACCCTGTTCTTGTGTATCAGGTGTACAATACCTCAGAGGAAGGGATACGCGTTGAACTAGAGAAGGTACTACGCCCAGGTGACTCTGTGTTTATTTGGGTTGGAAACTATTACGGTGCTGAACAATTCGAGATACTTGAGGAGGTTGACAAATGGGTAGTGAACTAACATGAGTCCTAAGAAAATAGTACTTGACATAGAGACAGACTCGTTAGACCCCAAGTATGTATGGTGTGTAGCTACAAAGAACCTTGCTGAGAAAGAAGTAAAGGTATTCATAAGGCCGGACATTGACATAGGTGAGCTTGAAGGTTTAGTTGAAGAGCTTGAAGATGCTGATGAAGTCATCATGCATAACGGACTTGACTTCGACTGGCATGTATTAAAGAACTTACTTAACATTCAAGTACCAATAGAGAAAGTCTTTGATACTCTTGTAGCCGGTAAGCTCATCAACTACCTCACTGTACGTAACCATGCCCTTAAGACTATTGCTCAGTTCTTTGGTGACACTAAGCCATACATCGAAGATTTCTCTGGTGGATACTCTGAGGGCATGCGTGAGCGTGTGGTTGCTGACGTACTAGTGACAGAGAAATGGTACCGGCATACGATAAGGTCTATGTTCATGCGTGGTGGGCCTGACGTATGGCAAGAACCGTTACGCCTTGAGCATGACGTACAGATAATTATGCGTCAGTTTCACGAGGATGGTTACTTCTTTGATGTACAGCGCGCCACTGAATTGCAGAAGGTAATCAACCAAAGACTTTATACACTAGAGAATGAGTTCCAAGAGCTATGGCCACCCTCTCTTGAGGTTGTAGATATCAAAGAGTACCGTGTGAAGGCTGATGGTGAAGAGTACGAGTACATTCAGAAGGCGCGACAAAAGTACACACAGATAGAGATTGACAATGACAAGGTTTTATGCTATGACTACGTCTCCTTTGCCCCAGGGTCTCCTAAGGATAGAGTGGATAAGCTATGGGATGCAGGATGGAAACCATACATAAAGACTAAAGGCTACAAGAAGTGGGAGAGATTACCACGGAGAGATAAGCTTAAGCCTGAGGTAGCTGTTAAGGGTAAACTTTACGCGCGGTACGGTTGGGTTGTTAACGAAGAGAACTTAAGCACTCTCCCTAAGGATGCCCCTGAAGGCGCTAGGAAGCTCTCTGAGTACCTAACTCTTAAAGGTAGGGCCGACGACCTTACGGAATGGCTTGCTGCTGTACGCCCTTCTGACAGCCGTATCCACGGATCATTCATAGGCATTGGTTCATGGACACAACGTGCAGCACATAAGAATCCTAACCAAGCTAACATCTTTGCTCCCTTCCATGGCGAGGCTGATACTCCGGTTAAGCTAGTGAAGCAGGAGTTTGATTGGAACCTTAGGTCACTATGGTGCGTACCCCCTGGCAAGGTGCAGTTAGGGTGTGATGCCGAGGGTATCCAACTACGGTTGCTAGCACACTTCATGAAGTCTGACATGTACCGCCAAGCTATCCTCGCTGGTAACAAGGATGAAGGCACAGACATTCATTCACTAAACAGAGATGCTCTTGGTATTGTAGGGTTAACGAGGGATGTAGCTAAGACATTCATCTATGCATGGCTACTGAATGCTGGTGTAGGTCAGATCGCTTTCATCCTTGGTGTGTCTGTAGCTGAGGCTAAGATAGCTATGGATTCATTCTTCCATTCAATACCAGAACTTGACGTGTTCAAGAACAAGACGTTACCAAGCATCTACAATCAAGGGTACTTCGAGGGCGTCGACGGTAGGCGTATCAAGGTACCATCCCTCCACCTACTCTTAGCTGGTATGCTACAGAATGGGGAGAGTACCCTCATGAAAAAAGCCTTGACATTATGGAGGAAGTATGCTACACATCTTGACTATAAGCTACTCACATGGCCACATGATGAATGGCAAACAGAACTCAACAACGAAAAGGATGCTAATGAGTTAGGCTCCATCCAAGTACGATCAATCGAAGAAGCCGGTACCTACTACAATCTCTTCTGTCCTATGACAGGTGAGTACAAGATCGGTACCAACTGGTATGAAACACACTAACATCTTTACGAAAGAATCAAATGGCTAAAGCACAATCAAGAGTTATCTCCTTCCGTTGCAAAGTAAAGTACCCTCAGATCTTTGAGGATAACCGTGACATGGGAGATGAAGAGACAGAGGTAGGCCAGAAGGTAGCCTCTATGGGTGGCGCATACAAAATCATGTGTTATCCTGATGACCTCAATGACTTCGCAGAGAAATGTACCAGTGGTACTCCTGCTGTCAACATGACACCAATGGGAAATCAATTCATTAAGAACAATGATGAGGGCGAATATGTCACATTGCGTCGTTGGCATAACCCACCTACATCTAAAGATGGTGAAGTATACGAGAGCCTAGGTGGCGCACCTAGGGTTGTTGATGCTGATGGAAACCCATGGGATACCAATATCCTTATCGGCAATGGCTCCGAGTGTGAGGTAGCTTTCGATGTATGGGGTAAAGGTTGGACCAAGCTCCGTGCTATCAAGGTTATTGATCTTGTAGAATACGAAGGCTCCGATAAAGACCCCTCTCTTGACTGGGTATTCTCATGATATATTTCGTTGAAGTACACGCGAATGTCTTGGCTGTAGGAAAACCATTCGCCGTCCATGCAAAATCATTTCACAGCCTGTGTGCGGCTCATAAGTGGATGGGACACTATAAGGACTGTGGGGGTTACAGGTATACCTTCAAGCTTTACACAGCTACTGAAGTATCGTGGGCTATTGAGACTAAAGAAACTCTAGTAATCAAGGATTAATAAATGCTATCAGTTGACGAAGTGTATGATATCATCGAGGGAGCTAACGATGACTGGGTTCTTTATGATGCTAACGCAGACTTCGAAGTGTACGCTAAGGAGGATGGGCGAAGATACCTAGCGGTACATCTCAGTGATGATGGAGGGTTTGGTGAGGATATCGGTGAAGTATCCCACTGGTGCTACGTTACACCTCAGTCTGTGACTACTACCGAGTGGGTACCAGTGAGTACGTATGGTCGTGCTGATGACTAAGCACCTTCTCATTGACGGTGATCCTCTGGTGTACCGTAGTTGTCTCACTAGAGAAGCTGTCTCCCCTGCTGAAAGCTTAGATTACTTTGCTAGTATTCTTGATTATATCCTATGGGATGCCCTACCCTTTCCTGCTGTAGATGACTATACGTTGTTTCTTAGTGGTAAGGGTAACTTCCGTAAGGATATGTATGAAGACTATAAGGCAAATCGTATTACACCTAAGCCTTCATCCTTTGGAACTGTGATGGAGCTAGTCACTAAGTTGTACGAACCAGAAGTATGTAATGGCTATGAAGCTGATGATGGTATTTGTATGGCTGCATACGAACGTGGCCTAAAGAATGTCATCATTGTATCCTCAGACAAAGACTTTAAACAGATACCCACTGAGATCTACAATACCTACAACTGGACAAGGGAGATTATTCCTAAGCACGTAGCTACAAGGAACTTCTGGACTCAAGTCCTTACTGGTGATTCTGTAGATAACATTAAAGGGTGTCGGGGTATAGGTTTTGCCAAAGCTAAGAAGCTCCTAAGTGGGTGCCGCAAGGAGGAAGACTATCGCAACGCCACACTAAAAGCCTATATGGCAGCAAGCCCAGAGACATACCTCGAAGACTTTAACAAGGCGTACACTCTTGTTCGCTTGCTTCGAAACAAGAAGGAGATACCAAAGCATGACGCGTAAGGACTACCAACTCATCGCCAGTGTTCTGTTTGAGTATGGTGCCGATGAAGAACTCATTCAACTCTTCGCCAAAAGACTAGAGGATCGATACAGTAACTTCAAGAAGAGTGTGTTTATAGAAGCGTGTGACCCATTCCTAGTGGCACCACGTGAAGACTAGCAGCGCCAAAGCTAAGGGTCGCTCCTTCCAACAGAAGATAGCAAGTGCCTTACGTAAAGCCTTTAATCTAGAGCCCGATGATATACACTCAAGGGCCATGGGTTCAAATGGTGAAGACCTCATGCTATCTCCTGTAGCTAGGAAGGCGCTACCCTTTTCTTTTGAGTGCAAGAAACATAAGACTTTCGGGATATACACACATTGGGCACAAGCCAAAGCTAACGCTGGTAAGTATGACCCAGTCCTCGTGGTAGAAGCAAACTACAAAGAGCCTTTGGTAATCATAGGGCTTGATACTTTCATTAAGATACTAAAGGAAACTAAGTGAACAAATTACAAATGGTGACAGTTACTAGGCGTAAAGCAATTACCATCACAGAGTCGTACCTCCTACACGCAGAAGATAAGACTGAAGCTCTTATGATAGTAGTAGACCAAGATGCATGTCCAGAACCTTTAACTACTACTGAAGAAGCTCAATCAACTGTAGAAATCATTAGCATGGTACCTATGTTAAATGGGTAAAACAGTAGTAGTAATGTCCTGTGCTCACACACAACCAGGGGTATCCAACGAAAGATTCACTTGGCTTGGTAAAATGCTGTACGACCTAAGGCCAGACGAGTTCATTAACCTTGGTGACTTCTCAGAGATGGAGTCTCTTAGTTCCTTTGACACACGCTACCCTAGTTCTGTAGTTCGTCGTAGCTACGAAGCAGATGTTAATGTAACCAATGATGCCCACGAAAGGATGTGGTATGAGTTTCGTAAGAACAAACGTGGTTTACCCTACCGTATCTTTCTGGAAGGAAATCATGAGCGAAGGATTGGCACAGCTATCTCCAAAGATCCCGGATTGGAAGGATCTAATTATGGAATCTCAATGTCCCACCTGTCTATTGATTCCCATTACAATGAGTTTCATCCTTATGAACATAGTGCTCCTGCTATTGTTTATCGTGATGGTGTTCTCTACTCTCACTTCCTTAGTTCTGGGGCTTATGGGAGGAGCATTGACGGGGTTAACCATGGTCTCAAGATGGTGGAAAAGACTGGATCTTCTGTAACAGTAGGTCACTCCCATAAGTTTAACTACTTCATAAAGGCAGAGACGTATCCTAAACCAGCGCATGGGCTATCGGTAGGGTGTTTCCTTGGCTCCCCCCAGGCGTGGGCTGGTCAGGCTAACGATGAGTGGTCACGTGGTGTGGTTATCAAACGAAACCTTGAGGATGGTAACTATGATCTCCAGTGGGTATCACTTAACTCTTTAGAAAGAGAGTACTCTTGATATGATGCTGTTTAAGAATGTTAAAGACTCAGCAAACAATACCATTTGCCACACTGTGCGGTCGGGGTGTGATGATCCTGTCGCTGTAGTAGACGTACCTGTTAACGGTGGTGTTACACCTGAAGTACCTCAAGTTCCACTTCCTCTCGGCGGGGCCTTACTTGGTGTTGCTATCGTTGGGACTGTACTCCTAAGGAAGTTCCGTAAATGAAAAACAAACTTATAGCGATGTGGTACATTCTTTTAGGTGAGCCAGTTGCATACCGGTTTTACTTCAAGGACTACACACCTCTAACTGGTTCTGTCATTGTAGAGTGTTATCTCTTCTATCAAGACCAAGGGAGTCCTACCAATAAACCCTAAACTAATCGTAACTATAGCTGTATGTACTCTTGTGACTATAGCTATAATCTTTGGTGACGTTACTGTTGTCACTTCTCTTATTGATGTACTAAAGGAAACAATCAATGAACCTCTCTAAACCACTTATCATCTGTGCTCTGTTGGTACCTCTTCTTGGTGCTTGTGCAGCAGTTACTGATCTCGTAGACAAAGGCCGCCCGTACGCCACAAAGGTTGCAGTTGAGCTTGTCCAAACTGAGTGTGTTGTTCCACTTGAGCAACGAAAACTCAACGCTGATGCAATCGCACTTGGTCTTACTCAGGCTGGTAGCCCTGCTTTGTTCACCCTTGACTGTGATGGTGACGGGCAACCAGACTTTTAAGCTCTCATAAAGTACAGCTTAGGTACATACGTCGCAATCCTAAGCACGAAGGGGAACACGTGAGCCCTTCCCTTAACCCAGCTTAGTCTGGGTATTTTATTCTCTAAGGAAACGTATGAGTTACAAATCAAATCTGAATCCTATGTTTAGGTCTCAGTTCAGTGAAACTATCTTCAACAATAAGTACCGACACGAAGGTGCAGAGACATGGGCTCAGCTAGCTAAGACACTAGTTGATGACGTATGCTCACAGTATATGACTACAGGAGATTGCTCCCAGCTTACCAAATTCATTGTGGATATGAAGTTTATCCCTGGTGGTCGTTACCTTTATTACGCAGGCCGTCCTAATAAGTACTTCAATAACTGCGGCGTAGCTTCTACTAAACTTCTGACTAAAGAAGGTTGGAAAACCTTTGGTGAACTAAATGGAAGCTCGGTAGATCTCCTATCTCCGATTGATGGCCTCTACAAAAAGGCTACAGTCTACAGCCACGGTGTTCAGCCCGTCTATGAGTACACCTTCAAACCACTGCGAGGCAAGTCCAAGGTAGAATACAAGGTAAGGTTTACAGAGGACCACAAGTGGGCCTTGACCAACGGCACCTCCACTACCAATCTCTCTGTAGGAGACGTAGTGCCTGCCAATACCTTTTCATTGGATAGGGTTGACCAAGCTTTCGCCCATGGCTTTGTCTTCGGAGATGGTAACGCTAACGGCCAGTTAAGATTGTGTGCAGATAAAGACCTCGCCTATTTGGAAAGGCTATCCAAAGTAGCTACATCAGTAAACTATCCAGAGTTTGCTAACGGGGATCCTGTTCTCTACTTTACCCAAGGTAAATATGGTGAGTGGAAGAGCCTACCTGAAACAAAGGATCCTGAGTATATCGCTTCGTTCCTTATGGGATGGATAGCTGCTGATGGTTCTCAGGACCGTATGCTATGCTCTGTGAACAAAGAGGCTCTTGAGTACTTCAGAGAGCACTGTGCTTATGCTGGCCTTGTAGTTTCTGGGGAGTTAAGGTCTCAAGTTCGGGATGTCACTATCGGTGAGTACTCCTACAAGGATCACGAGATCTTCATCCAAAACTACTCCAGAGGTTCAGCTTGGGCTGGCTTCAAAGTTGTCGATAAGAAGTATGTAGGAATGGAAGAAGTCTTCTGTCCCTTTGAACCAGAGTACAACCGTATTGTTATTGACCACGGCATCGACACCTTCAACTGCTATCTACTGAAAGCAGAAGAAGACACACGTGAGGATTGGGCTAACCTAAGTTGGAAGTCTGAGTCCTGTCTTATGACTGGCGGAGGTATTGGTGCTGACTACTCAGTGTACCGTGGGGAAGGTACTCCTATCTCCAAGACTGGAGGTACTGCTAGTGGTCCTATCCCTAAGATGCAGATGATCAATGACATCGGTCGAAGGGTTATGCAAGGTGGATCAAGACGATCAGCTATCTATGCGTCTCTTAATTGGAAGCACGATGACATTCAGAAGTTTCTTGCAGCTAAGGATTGGCATACTATGGTTATCCCAGGTACAACCTCTACGCTATGGGATGTAAAGCAACATGACTTCAACTTCCCTGCTCCATTGGATATGACAAACGTATCTGTAAACTACGATACTGAATGGTTGCTTAACTACTATAAGACGGGAGACATTGGCAGTGTATTCCTACAGAATGTTGTACAAGCAATGCGAACTGGTGAGCCTGGGTTCAGCTTCAACTTCTTTGACAAAGAGAATGAGACACTACGTAATGCCTGTACTGAAGTTACATCCGAAGATGACTCTGATGTATGCAACCTTGGCTCAGTAAACCTAGGCCGTATTGATAGCATCCAAGAGTTCAGAGATGTAGTGGAACTTGCTACTAAGTTTCTGTTGTGTGGTACACTGAAGGCTAAACTTCCATACGAGAAGGTATACGAAGTACGTAAGAAGAACCGTAGGCTTGGGCTTGGGCTTATGGGTATCCATGAATTTCTAATCAAGAGAGGTTCCTCCTATGAAGTTACTCCTGAGCTTCATAACTACTTATCAGTTTACAAAGGGGTATCGGATAAGGTGTCTAGAGAAGGCGCTGAAGCTATGGACATTAGTAAACCAGTGGCTAACAGGGCCATTGCACCAACCGGAACAATTGGCATTCTTGCTGGTACTTCTACCGGCATTGAGCCTATCTTTTCTGTAGCATACAAGCGAAGGTACCTTAAGGGTGGAACACGTTGGCACTACCAATACGTTGTAGATGATACTGCTAATGACCTAATCAATAGGTACTCTATTGACCCCGACAAGATACAGTCAGCCATTGATCTATCTGAGAACTATAAACAAAGGATCAAGTTTCAAGCTGATATCCAAGACTATGTAGATATGAGTATCTCTTCTACCATTAATCTACCAGCATGGGGTACTCGTCACAACAATGAAGATACCGTTAAGGACTTCGCAGCTACCTTAGCTTCATATGCACCACGGCTAAGGGGTTTCACTTGTTATCCTGACGGCTCACGTGGTGGGCAGCCACTAACGTCTGTACCTTACTCTGAAGCTGTCGAGAAACTTGGTACTGAATTTGAGGAGCATCTTGAAATGCACGATATCTGTGATATCTCTGGAACAGGAGGAACATGCGGTGTGTAACAAAGAGGTAGAACTAGACGCCAAAACTAAAGGGTACTACTGTGCAAAGTGCGACTCTATCGTACTGGAGCCATGCTTGATGTGTCTAAAAGGCCGCTCATCGTATCATGAAGTATCCCTAGAAGATGCAAAGAATACATTAGCTCTTCGAGATAAAATACTAGAGTACATAGATCATCAGTGTAAACATCCAGGGAGAATATCTAATGGATAAAGAAGACTATGGCATGACAAGGGAACAAGTCCAGTCAACGCTACAACAAAGAGCTACAACGTATAGACCTATGAAGGATCTCATTGTAATAGGATCAGATGGGTCTAAGTATAGATACATCTCAAGTCACAACGCATGGGATAAGATTGATGAATCTTGAAGAACATTTGCTACGTCAGTTAAACTGGTCGAGGGGTACCCTCGGCCCTGGTACCCGTAGAGAAGGACTTATAGACCATATCACTAAAGAACTGCAAGAGATTAGGGAAGGAGATGGTGATCCTAAGGAATGGATTGATATCATTATACTTGGCTTTGATGGACTCCTCCGACAACTAAAGAGTGATGGTCTTTCTCATGAGTATGCTGCTAAGTACGCCTGCTCTTTGCTAGATGAAAAGCAAACTAAGAATGAGAATAGGAAATGGCCTGACTGGCGTACTGCTAATCCTAGGAAAGCTATTGAACACGTAAAGGGTATTCATGACTGAAGTTACCTTAGATGCATGGACACAATCAGTCCGAAGATTAGAGGATTGTCAAGATCTTGTAGCATACTACGCTAGGGTATCAAACCCAGGCCAACCTTCACGCTCAAACGAGAGACTGATAGCATACCTTATAAAGCATAAGCATTGGTCTCCTTTTGATATGGTTGATGTAGTGTTGGATGTAAGGCTTTCTCGCACCATCGGTAGACAATTCCTAAGGCACTCTTCCTTAAAGTTTCAAGAGTTCTCTCAACGGTATTCTGCTACAGAAACTGTAACTAACTTTCCTAAGGCTAGAATGCAGGACACTTCGAATAGGCAGAACTCACTTGAATGTACTGATGACGGAGTCATTGAGTGGTTCTTTGATACACAGAAGGCTGTTGCTGACCTTGCCTTTAGCAAGTACGATGAAGCTCTGAAGAAAGGAGTAGCTAAGGAGCTAGCTAGGGATTTGTTACCTGAGGGTTTAACCAACTCAAGGATGTTTGCTAAGGGTTCTATCCGTAGTTGGATACACTACGTTGACGTAAGGACAGGGCCAGAAACACAGAAGGAACATAGAGAATTAGCGGCTATGTGTGCTAATGAAATCGCTAAAGTCTTCCCGCTTATACAAGAGTTCAACCATTCCTTAAAGGAAATCACAGAATGTTAGAAGTATTTTATGTATCAATAGCTTTGATACTATCAGCAGCAGGTCAGCCTCATATTGTAGCTATGGACCACCCCTTTAGAACCTATGAGGAATGTATGGAGTCGTCTGCTAAAGCTAAGACTATGGTTGAAGGGGCTGGTGGGAAGGTTATCCTGGCTGAATGCGTTGTATTAGGTAAAAGGGCTTGATTAGCTACGAAGAGTTGGAGGCCAACATCAAAAAGAGGATTGATAGAGGAATGGATTCTATCCAAAAACCAGACCACTATAATGTAGGCAACATCGAAGCATGGGATTACATCTTAGATTCCCTAGGAAAAGAAGGCTTTGTGTTCTACTGCGAAGGGAACGTAAAAAAGTACCTTCATAGGTGGCGCTACAAAGGTACTTCTAGTGATGACCTTAGGAAAGCAAGAGCTTACCTTGATCGTATGATTGAGCTTAGTTCTTTAGCAGATACCTAAAACAGGAAAGACGAGGTCCTACTTTAGTTTGGGACACTAAGAAAGAGTGATAGTGCCGGAGCGCACGATGCCGTCCGAGCCCTTGGCTTTGACTGTTAGGGTTGTGTTGTTGGTCAATTCAAAGACCACGTCTCCATTATCAACCGGAGTTACAGATGTGCCGGGCGTAAAACCAAATGTCCCGTTCACATCGAGTTTGTAATCCGGGGCAGTCTCTCCAATACCCACGGCCCCTGTTGATAGGATGCGCAGCCGTTCCGCCGCGTTGACCGTCATCCGTAGACTATCATCCGAATGGTGATAAGCAAGAATGCCTATGGCACCGTTGTCAACGTCGCCGAAGTTTATGAAGTTGCGGGCGGTATTTCCCCCCAGCTGAAATCGAAGGAAAGTATCGTCCGAAGCCCCGGTGCCCAACGCTCGTAGGCGGATGTTCCCATCACCGCTTCCAGAGACACTGGCCACGTCCAAATCGAAGGCCGGAGTAGCGGTCCCTACGCCAAAGCCCGCCGCAATGGCCGTACCGATTGCCACGCCGCCAGCGGTGATTTTCACAGTGTTCGCAGCGGGAAAAGAAAGGTGGGTGTCACTATCTCCCGCGTGCTGTAGTTGGTTTCCAAACTCAACAACATCGGGCATTGTGAACGTGTTGCTCGCGGCTTCGATGTAGGTGCTTTTGTTGGTGTACCAACGGCTAGACGCAGGAGTTTGCAGGTGCATCCAGCCGGTGAATGTATTTAAGCCAGACACGTCAACTTCGGTTGGAGATCGGATTTGCGCGACCTGGATATTGACCCCCGTCCCGCTTTCAAAGAGTGGGTAGGTCGTGGCGTGTGAAGAGACGTTCAGTACCAGATGGGTAATGCTGAGCGTATCGGTACCGATCTTGCGAAATGGCGCGGCATGAACTTGAGATGCGCTCATCAGGTCAAGTTGCAACCGCTGCAAAATCTTAGTCCCGCCAGACGAGCCCACATCGATGGAGACCGGACATTTGATTTGGTTCTCCATCTGCCCATCCCAACGCACCTCGCGCGGAATTCCGTTACGGCAGTGCAGGACAATACCCGTTTCGCCATAGGAAAGCCCATAGCTGCCAGGGGCAAAGTAATACCCGACGCCTACCCCCAAGCAGGCAAAAGGCCCGGTCTTAGCCCATATTTCACCGCCGCTTGTGTACGCGGTGTAGCCCGTGCTGTTCTCGCCCTGGAGATCAAAGGTGCCGGAAAGGCCATCGCCCGCGAGAGACAGGTTCTCAATCGTAAACGACCGCTGCTCTAACTCTGTCACCCCCCCGGCCTTGCCATACGGAATCCAAACCTTCTGGCCATTAGCCATCCTTCCGCTTTGAGTTGTGTTCGCGACGGAGAACGATACAGTCGTAATAGCGCCAAGGGTTATGCTCGTGATCGTGCCGTTCCAATAGGCGGGGCGTTTCAATTCAACTCGGCCATAGTTATGCAGGATGTTAGAGAAGGCTCCATCAGCAGGCGTTGGAAGGGTGCATACCGTGCTGGTAAGCGCCGCTCCGAACACATCGACCGCATCCTGCATATGACCGGCATGAAACAGGCTAAAGACATTGTCGCCTTCGACATGGTTCCCGTTGCAGACGAGATTTAGATTGGAGACTTCAGAGCCAAGGTTGATCGCTTGCGCCTTCTTTGCACATCCGAATATGTGAACCCGTCCCTGAGCGGAGGGGGCGATGGGAGTAGGAGATCCCCCAAACAAGCAGCGTCCCACGCCGAACAGAGCGTCCGGGCAATTGGCTGGATCGGCTGGCCCCATGACTCGCAGCAATCCGAGAATGCTAAGTGAGTTGGTACCATAAAATTGTAGGCCCATTCCGGACGTAGCATCGATGAACACCGTACCGTTACCAAACAAGAAATTCGGCTGGCGGATGTTCGTTGCATCAACCACACCGGTCGTGTTACGCCAGACCATATCGCATAGGTCCACACGCGCTACGAACGAGCCTGCGTCTAGCGGGCCGCCCGCTGTTTCATATTTGCCGCTCGTCCAATCAATGCAAGCCTGTAGTGCAGTCGTCGCGTCGTTAGTGTAGCCCGGCAGTCCGCCCCAATGTGCAGGAGTAGCGTTGCCTCCCATTGGCGACCATTTCTGCCCGTCCGCCGTGGTCAACGCCGTGCCGCTGGCGTCTTTCTCATACAGGCAAAGCACGCCACCATGATGCACGGCCAAAAGGGTATAAGCGGTTGTGTCCGTCAGCAGCAGTGCTTCCGCCCGGCTCATGGCCGTGACGATCATGCTTGATGGGACTTTAGTTAGTGTCATGTTCATTACTTTCTGGTGGTGTAGGGTTGGCTATCTCTTGCAAAGCAAGCTGTAAGGTAAGGAAAGCCATTATTTCATTTGAAGGAACAGTCATCCTATCCATAAGTTGGAGGACATACCTAGCTGCATTAGCATCGAATGGTGGTACTGTGAGCATTACCTGTTTCATTAGTTTGCTACCCTTAGCATACGGTAACCAACACCACCACTATCAGCAGCACCAGCTAGTACAACTTTTAGACTACCACCAACACGAATGTTTACAGGATTGGAAGCGTTAGAAGTGACTACCATTTGAGATTGAACTACACCAGAAGCCTGAGACTTAAGGCTCATTACGTTAGGGCCATTCCCAGTAGTCGTGTTGTATCCTTCAGACGTAGCCTCAATAGCAGTAGACCCTGCTGCCGATGTCTTTATGTGAATACCGCTAGCCCCAGCCACAGTACTAGGATTATCTACGTACATACTCCAGTTTCTAGCCGCAGTAGTACTATAGAAAAGATAGTTCCAGCCCAGCGATGAGGCAGTGCGAGAAGCAAAGAAAGCGGCAGTAGAATACACACCTTGTGCATCTGACTGAGCCCAATAACCAGTGTAGTTATTTCCCGGAGAGGGGCCTACTCCTGATGTAGCCCCGTTAAAATGGATAATATCGACTTCGATGCCTACACAGTTGTCGGGTGTATTCCCGGAGGTTTCCGCCGCTACAAAGTTTGCCCCCCAAACGTTCCAGGAATCGTTGCCCGCCCCGGAGTTGGTCTGCCCGATGGCGCTAACCCCAACGAGGTTGCGTTGGTTCGCAGCCGCGCCAGCCGGAGTCGCTGTTGAGTAAGCACGAAAGGCCGCCCCGTTCGCCTCCCCCTCGAAGGTAGAGGAGGCTGTGTTTTCAACCGTAAGCGCGGGGCTTTTGTAAGGATTACCCCAAACACTCTGATCGACGGAGTGCGCCTTACCACTGTGCATTTCAATGTAGGCCGCCGTGCGGGCGTACAACGCCGTAGTGTCCGGATTGGTGAGCGTTCCCCGCGTCACCTGCAAGGCGTTCTGCCAGGAGTTCCCTTTGTTCGGTGCGGGGTGACCAAGCTGGCCCCTAGTCGGCTCGTAG